ACCTTCCCCACAAGCACATCATCAAGATGGTTGGTTCACTCCAGTTGGAACTGCTAGGATAGTGAGGGTGTAAGTCGGGTAACCGCAGCCTATGCACGAAACTAGCCAACTGGCGCGAGCCAGTCATCAAATAGTAGAGTATGAAAGTAAATTAACAGGACACCAAAGCACTACTCCCCCTCATGGAGGTTTTGTGTTATTATATAAACATCGCCCCAAAACCAGACCGACTGGAGTAAGGCTAGGTTTCTCTCTCTATTGCGTGTTAAGAGAGGAGCGACGTGAAGTGCAGAGCGAAAGCCCCGTTCATCAGTAGGTGAAGACACTCACACGACCCGTAACGCATAAAGTACCAAGCCTATGTCGGTAGTATGGCAAGGGAAAAGGGGGATACATAAAGGTTCTGGACATCCAACGGTTACGGCCTATGTGGTGAAAAGTCACAAAAACCCACTGTAAAAGGTGGTGTTTTTGTTTATGGTATACTTAATACATATGTAACTCCCTAGAGACACAATCTAAGACACTCAAAGGAGTTATTTGTGATTTACACAAAAGCTAAAAAGCTATACGGCAAATACTACCCACGCAAGGATAGACGTGTAGACGAACTCGGAATGAAGTATAAGATGTGGTTTTACTACACTAATAATCGTAGAGCAAAATACGAACGAAAGCGAGCTAATCAAAAGCTACGAAGATACAAAGGAGATGTGAGCGACCACGGTTGGTACAAACGATTTGATGAGGTTTGGTGGAATGTGTTTTAACTATCCGGAAATACCAGAGAGTTCAGTTGTTGTATAAATTGCACAAGTTCAAAAAGCATCATGCAATATTTGCACATTCCTTTTCGTGATAAAATATACACCTATGTACAAAATCATCAGCCCTACAGGGGTGTCTGTTACTAAGTCACTATCAGAAGAGGAGGTTACTAAGTTGAAGGCTGATAAGTATTTTACTGTTATCTCATTACAACCGAGAGTGTTTGTTGGGGGAAGCACATGCACTTCATGTGAGGGTTGATTGACACTTGCGCCACTATCCCCTTACATTGTATAATCTAAGCAGAGGTGGTGTGTTGATGGGGGAGAATCGGCTACCGCTACATGGTAGTGCGGAAACTGCCAAAGTGTTGGTTGCAAACAATACGAGGAGATAAGCTTTTGCGTGAAAGGGAAACCTAACACAGCGTAAGAGAGTTCCCCACCAATACATCATCAAGTTCTTACCTCGCCCCTGAAGTACCTCAATGCACCGAGAAGGCTTCTTAGCTTAGTACATACTTGATTTTCGATAAACACCTCCAACCTTTCCACTAAGCAACACTGTGTTCGACCCACAGCAGGGGAACAATGACCCAACAACTAGAGTACACATTTAATAACAGTAGTAGCACACCAGAATCACGCTTTGATGAATGGTGGTATGAAGAACATCAAGACGATGAAGATGTTGATGATATAGTAGAGGACGATTACTCGGAAGAAGATTTTGAATAGATATGGCACACGCAGGCGGCAGACCTCTAAAGTTTAAAACACCAGAAGACCTAGAAGAAATGGTTGATGGTTACTTTACTAATTGTGACCTAGAAAAGAAACCGTATACCATTACAGGACTTGCGTTATGGCTTGACACATCAAGAGAGACACTACTTGATTACCAAGAAAGACCAGAGTTTTCTGACACCATAAAAAGAGCAAAAGGCAAGTGTGAGAACTGGGTGGAAGAGGGAGCGCTTATGAATAAGATAAACGCAACTGCTGCAATCTTTAATTTAAAAAACAATTACGGTTGGAAAGATAAGATAGAGCAAGAGTTATCTAACCCAGACGGGAACTTAAAGACGATTGTTATTAACAAATATGGTGGGAACGATAAACCTACTAGCGAAACAAACTGAGGCTTGGGAGGCTTGGGAATCTCCTAACATCACTGAACTTGGTTATGGCGGTGCTGTTGGTGGTGGAAAGTCCCGCCTCGGATGTTATCTTGCTATTACTATTGCTGAGATGTACCCAGGCTCTCGTGCTGCTATTGGTCGTAAAGAGCTAAAGACACTGAAGTTAACAACTCTTGTTACCCTATTTGAAATACTGAAGGAGTTGGGTTACAGCGAGAAGGACTACCGTTATGACGCCCAACAATCAGTACTGTATTTTCCTAACGGTTCTCAAATCTATCTATTAGACACCGCATACAGCCCGCAAGACCCAGAGTATACACGTTTTGGTTCATTAGAAATCACGTGGGCTTGGATTGATGAGTCTAATGAAACACCAGAAAAAGCTAAATCCATTCTGAAGACCCGTGTTGGTCGTAAAAACAATCTCAATGGTGTAAGTGTTAAACCTTTTTGGTTAGAGACATTTAACCCCAATAAAGGACATGTCCATCGCGATTATTACAAACCCTGGAAAGAAGGAACTTTACCACCTTACAGAATGTTTATCAGGGCGTTGCCTGGGGATAATCCACACTTACCTCAGGCATACTTGGATAACCTAGAGCGAGCAGATAAGGTGACTCGTGAGCGCCTTTTAAAAGGCAACTTTGAGTTTGATGATGACCCACAAAAGGTAATGTTCTATGATGCTATTACAGACTTGCCGTCTAACACTATCCCTAGTGGTGATAAACAGAAATATGTCGTGGCTGACATTGCCCGCTTTGGCGGTGACAAAATTGTTTTTGGCCTATTTGAAGGCCTAAATCTTTATGGATTGTATGTCTATACTTATCAAGGGATAGATGAGACCATTCGCAAACTACGTGAAGTTATCATAGACCATTCCATACCGTTTCAGAATGTTATAGCAGATGAAGACGGCATTGGGGGTGGTGTTGTGGATGGTATGAGGGGAATTAAAGGATTTACAGGCAATTCTACCCCACTAGCTGTTTGGGATTATGTGTCACAGAAGCAAGTTCCAGCCAACTATAAGAACTTTAGAAGTCAGTGTTATTTTAAACTGGGAGAAATGGTAAATAACCGTTTCATGTCTACAAAGATTACTCGTTTTGAAACAAACATTGAAGGTTATACACCCGAGAAAGCAATCAGTGACCTATTTGAAGAGTTGGACGCAATCAAACAGACGGATAACTCAATAGACACTAAACTGACTATCGTGCCTAAGAGCGAGATTAAAGAACTACTTGGCCGCTCACCGGACTTCGCTGACATTATGATGATGAGAATGTTCTTTGAATTTAAACCATTACCCACAACATTCAAAGCTCAGTACCGTGACGAAGAGCCACAGAGTAATATTGCAATATAAACGTGGTATAATATTAACTACATGAAAAAAACATACTCACTCACTGCCAAGTTCAATGGAATCACCCACCGTAAACGAACAGATGACCTTGACGCAACAATAAAAGAACTGAAACCAGACTGGTTGCACACAGAGGTGTATTTCACTGTGAAGAAGGGAGAGCAAGTTGTTGAGAGATACTTGGGATTAGTGCAAGCTAAAAAGGTATTCAACAACGACATCAACCGTGAAGTATTTATTAATAACCTTATGCTGGCATGATGGAAAACCAAGATGTATTTGAGTACATCAAATCAGAAGAAAACAACTACCGCACTGTCCGTGTTCCTCTAACTAACTCGAAAGACTGGAATATGTACGAGCATATCCAACGCTGTACCAACGTAGCAAACGGATGGTTTCACCGTGGAAATAATGACGGTAACAGGCCATATAATGACATTGTCACCCCAATTATTAACGTTGCGTTTCGTAGCGAGGGATTCGACGTGAAGGATATTGTGCCGTTTGTAAACGATGTACAAAACTACTACAAATCGTTTCTTGTAAAGAAGTATCACCCACAGTGGGCGAGGAAGAATGAACTTGACACCTTTATTGATGAGGTGGTCGAAAGTTCTATCATCTACGACCTTGTGTTGGTAAAGAATGTTAACGGTGTTCGACCTGAGGTGGTTGACCTTAAAACCATTGCTTTCTGTGACCAACAGAACGTCATGGCAGGCCCGATTTGTATTAAGCATAACTACACACCGTCTGAGCTGATGAAGATGAGTGGTAAATGGGATAAACAAGCAATCAAAACAGCTATCGCTACTTGTGGGCAAGACCAGAAAGTTGCTATCGCCAATGACCAAGATGTTAAAAGCCCCGGGAAATACATTGAAGTCTATGAACTACGTGGAAACCTACCAGAAGTATGGCTTGATGAGGGTGGAGAACTATACAACTACACTCCCCAAACACACATTGTCGGCTACTACACAGACACAAACGGAAACCGCCAAGGGTTAGAGTTCTATAAGGGCGAAGACAAGCCGCTAGAACAAAACTTTAAGGCTCTAAAGATTGACCAGGTGCGTTCTAAGGGTCGTGCCTGTGGTCGCTCTATTGTAGAAACGCTTTTTGAACCACAGGTGTGGAACAACTATGCTGGTATTAAGATTAAGAAGCTCCTTGATTCAGCTCTAAATGTTATCGTATCTGATAGCGATGAATTGGGAGGACAGAAGCTTGACGGTCTTAAAGAAAATACTGTTCTAAAGGTAGAGAAGAACTCAAACACTATTCGACTCGACAGCAACCTCCAAAACCTAACTTCATTCCAAAACTACCAGCAGGGGCAAGAGACACAGGCTCGTATCATTGGTTCAGCTAGTGAAGGTGCGCTTGGCGTTGCGCCAGTATCAGGCACCCCATTTGCTCTTCAGAATCAAGTTATTCAAGAAGGACAGGGAATCCACGAATACCGACAGGGTAAGATTGCGATATTCTTTGCTGATGTACTCTACCGAGACTGGATTCTCGGCTACCTCGTCAAAGATATGAATAGAGGAATCAAATTCTCAGAAGACCTCACGCTAGATGAGCTTCAAGAGATTGTAGATGTTGTCGTAAACAACGAGGTGGAGGAAGAGGTAAAGAAGCAAATCTTAGCTGGGAAGGTTATTACAAACGAAGGGCGTGAACTTCTGCGTCAGACCAAAAAGGAAGCGTTCATGAAAGCCGGCAATCGACGCTTCATGGAGACCATGCAAGGTGAACTTGAGGAAATACCAGTTGATGTAATGATAAACATTAAGGGTAAGCAGAAGATGATGGCTCAGAATGCTGATAAGCTAACAAACATCATTCGTGAAGTGCTCGCAAACCCTCAGGGTATCGCGACAGTACCAGGTGTGGGCAAAGCATTTAATCAATTATTAGAAGAAAGTGGCATGTCAGCGATTGACTTTAGCGCTCTAACAGTAGCACCAGCTCCGCAACAAGGTGAGCAGATGCCCGCTGGAGTGGGCGCATCACAGCCATTACCACAATTAACATAACCATATGAATTACGACTATCTAACAGACTTAGAAAAAGCAAAGATTGAGGCATTTTGTGCCGACAAAGACCAGTACACAGCAGTACGAAAGGTATTGCTTCAAGGTTTGTACACAATGGGAGTCATTAAGAAGGACGAGCCATTACAGGAACCAACCATCAATGGCGCATTCCACCTTGCGGCACTCTCGGTACAAAACCCAATCCCAGATGAGCAGATTGGTGCAAATGTACGAGCTATGTTTGCTGGTATCAACGCTCTTAGTAACGCGCTTGATGACCTTAATCAAATTAAATTACCAAAAGTGGAGGTTGAAGAGCCTCTAGTAAATGAAGCAGAATAATATGAATAAGTATAAAAACCTTACTGCTAGCGGTCTTGTTCACACAGGATTTGGTTCTGTAGTTGGCATTGTGGTCAACTCCCACACAGCAGGCACAATTAAGCTCTGGGATAACACATCAGCAGCCACCACTGTTCTTGCAAACACTATTACGCTGGGAGCTACTGAACGCTTTATCCCTCTTTACGAGGCAGGCTTCACCACAGGGCTTTTTGTCACAATCGGTGGTACTGCTGATATTACTGTAATCTACAAATAATTATGGGAGTAGCTAAAAAAGTAGTAGAGGCTGTAAAGAAAGTGGCAGCAAAGAAGGAAGAGGTGAAAGAAGAAACTATCGTCTCAGACGTATGCACTAACTGTGAAAACTCAGGAAGAGAGTGTAACGTGTGCTTACATGGAAAAGACGTGGTATAATTATTTAATCAAGAAGCAGAACTTTGTAAAATCTGCATAACTAATCTAGTCACATCACTATGTTCAATGATGAAACCTATCAGGAAGATGTAACCTTGGAAAATGACATCGAAGAGGAAGTTGAAGCTACCGAAGAAGAAGTTGAAGTCGAAGAAGACTCTACTGATTGGAAAGCTGAAGCCCTCAAGTACAAAGCAATCTTAGACCGAAATAAAGAAAGGGGTGCTGGTACAACAACTAATAAACCAAATAAATCAAATGACTTCGGCTACGATGTAAAGGCTTACTTAAAGGCAAGCGGCATCAAAGCAAATGAGTTCGACTTTGTTAAAACAGAACTTAAACGGTCAGGCATTAAGGATGTAGACGCTCTCCTTGAGAATGAATACTTCCAAGCTGGACTCGAAAAGTTCCGTGCCGTCTCTAAAACAGCAGAAGCTGTCCCAAGAGGCAACCGCTCAGGCGGTGTAGCTACCGACAGCGTTGAATACTGGCTCACAAAACCTTTTGAGGAAGTCCCAGCAGATAAACGCCGAGACGTAGTAAATGCTAAAATTGAAAAGGAAAAGAACGCAGGAAAGTTCTATAACTCATAATCCTAGTCATTTGATTGCTTAAAAACCTATCAAGTAATCAATTAATATAACATGGCTGTTATTACCTCTATTGAAGCGGAAACCCGTCTTCAAGAACGACTAGACGCTCCAAGTATTTGGAAAGAAATCTGTGATGTAAAGTACACAAACACAGGTACAATCAAGAACCCATACCTTACTGACGCAACTCTCGGTACAGGTACACGTGGAACTGCATATACATCGACTGCTACTGCAACTACCGACAGTTCAGTATCAATCACTGACTACGCATACGCTGCACAGCACATTGATGACGCAGACCTCGCACAAGCTTCATTCTCAGACCAGATGGAAATTGTAGACAACATGGCTACTGTCCTTGAAGAAGGAATGATGACTGCAATGCTTGCAGAACACGCGCAGTGGACAAACTTTGACAACGCTTCTATTGGTGGAGCTGCTGGCAACATTACTGTTGCAGTATCTAACATCAAGAACATCATCGGTGGTATCAAGACTGCTATCCGTACAGCTAAGGGCGGTACAGTAGCAAACCGAAATGGTATCTTCATCGTATGGCGTGAAGCTGACTTTGAAAAGGTTGAAAACCTTGCTTCAAGCGAAGGCTTCAATACTGCTGACGATGCCCTCAAGAATGGTATCAAGCAGGGATTCAAGTACATGGGCGTAGAACACTACTCAGCTCCATTCCACGCAGCAGGACACGTTTACGCTGGTGTTAAGAAGGGCATGACTGTTGGTATCGTCCGCTCAACATACGGAAAGGTAAAGACTATCGTCAACCCAGTTGTAGGTGGTGGTCAAATCTCAGGTGTAGGCTTTGAATCACGTATTGACCGTAAGTTCAAGGTTTGGGACAAGATGGTTCCAGTACAGTTCGACGTACTTGTAGCGTAAATCTAGTCGTTACTTATTAAAAATATAACGATATAGAATTATGGCTAATCCATCAGGACTCAACCCACGCTTCGACACAGTTCGCAAGAAGGAAAACATCATCAGTGGTCTTGGTGCAACTCGCACCCTCACCACTGACGAGTCAGGTTCTACAGTAGTTCTAGACCGTGCGGCTGGTATTGTAATCACCCTACCACTCGCCGTTCCTGGACTTGTGTACGACTTTGCAGTAACCACATCAGTTACCTCTAATGCCTACAAGGTTATTACTGGAGCTGGTACAGAGTTGCTCATTGGCGCACTCGCTTCAGTAGACACTGACACATCAGACGCTATGGCTGGATTCAGCGGTAACGGCTCAACTCACGTAGCAGTATCTATGAACGGTACTACTACTGGAGGTCTCGCTGGTACAAAGTTCCGCTTCACTTGTCTTTCAAACACCCGTTGGGTAGTTGAGGGAACAAACCGAGGCTCAGGAACTGTTGCAACACCGTTTGCCACTTCATAGAAGTTCTCTCAGACACTCACTTCGGTGGGTGTTTGGCTAGAGCTAAAAATACTTATGTCACTTACACAAACACAACTTATAAGAGAATACGAAAAGGAAATTGGCGCCAATCGTGGTGATGTTGCAAATAGCACCACTCGCCTAGAGGACTTCGTTGATAGCGAGAATATAGCAATGAGCGACTATCTCACACTCGCCTTCAACACCGCAGGAACATGGAAGTTTGATGATAGCAACCACACAGATATGCCAGAAATGACAGCTAATATTGTGGCAGGTCAAAGAGAATACTCATTCCTTACTGACGAAGAAGGCAATCTAATCCTAGACATCTATAAGGTGTACGCAAAGGAAACAGGCAAACCGTATGTAGAACTCATGGCGGTAGACGGTGACACTACAGGCTTCATAAATGGCTATACAGAGGGCGCAACGACTCAAGGCGTACCTTACTCATACGATAAGACAGCCAACGTCATTATTCTCGACCCTGTACCAAGTGCAAACGTCACAGATGGTCTTAAAGTCTCCATCAATCGTGAAGCTACATTTTTCACTACTTCGGACACAACAAAGAAGCCTGGAGTACCTGGACTTCATCACAAATGGTTCTATCTCCGCCCTGCCCTCGACTATGCTAGACGCAATAATCTAAGCTCATACTTACGAATAGAAGCAGAAGTGATGAAACTTGAGGCAGATATTAAGAAAACATTTAGCAGACGAGCAAAAGACGAACAAAACATTTTAACAGCAGAACAAATTAACGCAGAATAATATGGCATCAACAACCCACCTCAGAGCATTAAAAATACAGTTAGACGCGATATTGGCACTAGGAACACCAAAATTGTCTTTTATGGCTATTTCCTTTACTCCTAATAGCGCAACACATCAATATTACTCAGACATTTCTGCATCTATTGCATCAGGAACGACTGCGGTTACTCTAACAGGTGTAACAACTACTATTGACAGTGTAAATAACCGTGTCGAACTAGATTCTGATAATCCAAGCCTTGCCACAGTAACAACCACAACAAATAAATACTGCCTTTGGGTAGATACTAGCAATCCAGCAACCAGCCCCGTATTAGCAACAATCGACATTGCAGAGGGTACTCTTTCACCTTACGCTGGCACACTCTCTATAACTGTAAACGCAGAGGGGCATTACGCGCATAAAGCTGTATAAACTATGGCACTACCCGTAATACAGTCATCAAACACAGCGACATCAACGGCTAGTGATACTCTCACTATAACCAAGCCGACTGGTTTAGCTGTAGGTGACTTATTAGTTGCGGTTATTGCATCATCTGCATCAGGTACAGTTAGAACACACAACACCCCAGCAGGTTGGACTGTGATTCAAAAAGAAGGCTTTGCGTCTGCGTTTAGACCAGCCGCATACTACAAAGTAGCCGATTCGGGTGACACAGCAGCATCAAACTTTAGCTTTACACTTTCAGGAGCGACAACAGCGATGTCGGGTGTACTTATGCGCGTGACAAACTTTGTTTCTGCTTCACCTGTCACTCAAAGTGAGTTGGATAACACCCCATCACCTACTGGCACCGTCCGAACATACACAACAGCACTAACACCAGACTCACTTAACTCACTTGTTGTGTTTCTCATTGGAAACTACACCAGTAATATGACTGGAGCACCCGCGACTGTGGGAACATACACAATTTCTCCTTCGGTTACCCTTACCGAACTAGCAGATGTTGGTGTTAAAGATGGAGCCAATGACGGTCACGCTTTCGGTGTAGCATACGGCGATTACACCTCTCTTACACAGATTACTAGTAGAGGCGCTACTCTTAGTGAAGCAATGACTCAAGACTCAGGCAGTGTCATCTTTCTGATAAACGGAAGTTATGATGCTTCTGGTACTAACGCAGTATTTGAAGTTTCCCCAACAATCTTTGCAAACGCGGGGGCTAGTGCTGGCACAACAGGCTCAAATACTTTATTGGAGGTATCACCAAATATATTTGAACAGTCTGGGAGAGGAACAGCACCAACACAATGGATTAA